CTTCGAGAACCTGATAACGCCAATCGCATTCGGCAAGCACTCGCAAAGCATTACAAAAATTCCAATCCTTGTCCTCGCACCGCGCACGGCTCATATGTTTTTGCCAGCGAATCTTTACAGATTTAAGATACGCTTGACCAAGGGCTACTGTCAAACCAACATAGGTGTCGCCAGTATCCTCGCAAGTCACCATGTATATCACATGGTTTCTGTCGGACCGTTTCTTTCTCATTACCATACTTACAGTATACCAAAATGCCGCACCCTTGTCAAGCATTATTTTTGTTGTATTTTTGCAACATGTTGTTTAAAAACAACAACTTATAGGGCGGTTTTAGGCGGTTTTCCGCTAGGGGGTAGGGTCTGAGTAGCGTCCAGCCCCAAAAGCCGCCCAAAAGCCTGGAAAACCGGTCAGGAATTGACAAAAGAACGGCACAAAAAGACCTTTGTATCATACGCGGATCGGAAACTGTTTTTCCGTTCAGCGCCTCGGACCCTTGTCACAACCTCAATTCGGTTAGGGGTATGCACAAGGACCGCACCATAGCAGTCCTTCGAGAAACCGAACGGAAGCATATATGCATCTTTTTGTCCGGTGTTCACTTTACTAAACTTGCGCCCTTTGGCGCCTTTGATAGAATCAAGATTCCCAAAGTAAATCGTGTCCAGAATCTCCTCGGCTACCGATCTACGGATACTCATTGGTTCAGGATTCATATAATTTCCATTTGTGTTTTGGATCACGCTTACGCTTGTCGCCAACGACCCGCATACGATACTTCGGTGTACGCAGGTCCTTAGCCACAAAATCGCGGCGCTTTACTTTACCAATTCGTAGGGCTTGTTCCATTTTCCAATATTCACATCAACATAGTATGCGGTGTGGAAGTAATCCGTCATCGCATCCGATTCATCAAACCAATCGGCACCTTTGAGAGCCTTAAAGGCTTCAGTCAAAAACGCTTTGGCATCACCATCATAGTGGTCCTGAAACCAATATGGATTCACTTGATCATAGCCAGTGGTGTTCGGCTTGAAGCCGCGCTGGACTTGATAGAAGTTATTGCCACAAACCTTGTTGCTATTACCAATAAAGTCAATCGCGCCGGCCTTTACTGTCAAGCAAATTGTGGAATGGTTACGCACACTTAGCGAACCCTTCACTTTGTATTTTGCAAGAATAGGTTTCAACAGAGCCGAAATTTTTGCTTTTTTTTCTTGAGACATGTAAGCCATTACGCCACCTCTTTAGTTAAACGCTTTAATGAACGGACAACTTCCTCGGTAGAATCCAACCGATCAGCCGCTAGGGAAGTCAACAGAGATTCAAGAACACCAGCCATAGGCGCATACGGAGAACCGTATTCGGCACGGCAGGATTCTTCATAAGCCCGCATGGCTTCGCGAATCATCGCAGACCGCGCAGACCTTGCTTCCATTTCACGAATCAATCTAGACATATTAAAAACTCCTCTCACTCAACAGACTATAGTATACCGCACTAGTGGAGGGTTGTCAAGGGTTATTTTCGGTGTTGCATAAAAACAACACTAGCAAAATCAACAAGTTAGTAAGTACTTACTTCTTCCCTAGACTGGCGCACCCACATTTCCGACAAAGCCTGTAACCAAATGAGATTTTGTTGCGGTGTAGATGTGCCTTGATCTATTGCCAGAGTGGCATCTAGCAATGCCTCGGCATACTCCTGAAACGGCAATGCTGGATCACGACTATCCGACAACATTTTTTTACTTTGAAAACCTGACATACACTTCTCCTTTATGAAAACCACCTAGAACAAAAAGCATAACCATCTTCATCATCCCAATCGTATTCAGGATTGAACCATGGTCGCTTATCAATTTTTCCTTGTTCGTTGTGTTGAAGATTTTTGTGTCCATCTTCGCGAACGTATCCTGGGGATTTATAATTTTCAATATAATCGACAAACCAATCGTAATTGGTCCGCTCTCCATATTCATCAATGATAATTTTATCTTTCAGAAATTCTTTCCATGCCCGCCAAGAAACAAGACGTTCGGCACGATAACCTTGGAACGAAAATGCCCAACCATATGATGCTTTACCAATATGATATTCTTCATCATAGCGATTGCAACATTCGCACAGATTTTTTGCAACGTAGTAATTCGTTCCCACAGTTTACCTCAAAAATGTTCTGGCAATTTCGTCAGCACAATAATGTCCGTCTTTGCCTTGATCACCAAAGTCTTCGCAAATGGCTAAAACTTCTGATAAAATTAACTCGGCAAATTTTTGCTCAAACATTTCTCTGGTGACTAGCATACTCGGAGTATTTTTAATCACGGCTTCGTAAGCCTCTTTGGATAGTTCTTTAATTTTTTGGTTCATTCTTCAACTCCGAAATGTTTCTTAATCAACTCCACACCCTGCCCACGGCTGATCATATCACGCAACATAGGACTCAATGCTACACCGCATTCTTTCACAATCAACTCGGCGAACTTTTTAGGATCGTCAATCGTATATTGTGGCCAAGTGTGCTGATTGCCACTATCATAATGACCACCAGCCTGTGACCAAAGTTGTCGAATTCGTTCGTTCATTTTTAAATCTCCATATCTACATATCGACCTTTGTCTAGGTCCAACCGAATATTTCGTGCAATTCGTTCTGCAACGATTCTATCAAAATTACGTTTTTCAACTACCTTGCGATAGTCTTCTTCACGTTTCTCTTGCAATTGAACCTTCTCTTGACGGTACACATGTAAGTTATGTTCAACTCTAGAAATGCTCATTTTAATCTTTCGCAAGGCGCTTTATACAAAATTGGTTTAAGTCTTCCCATGTACCTTCAAAGATTACATTGTTTGGATTCTTTACAACCACTTTGTCTTCGTACACATGGTACTCATACTCTTGCCAACAATCGGTTGACGTTACAGGATGAATATAGAATCCACCAACGGACTGTTTAAAATGTGCAACCAGTTGCGCGGCAAGACAACCCATGCCGTTTGCAAGTTTAGGTTTCACTTCGCCATATCCGTTCACTACTTCGAATCCACTCAAAAAATTAGAAAGTTCTAAACCATGACCAGAAGGATAGCCATCGAATTGACGATACAAATTCAATACAGGTTGATCGCCATCATACACAAAAGTTAAAGATCGTGTTCCCATTTTTAACGCTCCAAAATAAAATGTTCGCCAAGATACAAATCAAAAGTTTTTACTAGGTGTTCATAGTCACCTTTTTTCATTTCCTCAACAATCGATTCACCCAATTCAGGTGCACCAGATTGTCGGAAAGTTTTCAATACTACACCCATCAAATAGAATGCATTGCCTTGTGGACCAGTCAGGTCAATTACAGGCTTTGCATTTTTACGCTTATTACGAATCATATTAAGCCGCCTTCAACATCATTACGGGAAACTTCACAAAACCGCTGGTGTCTTTTTTAGCCTTGCCTTTTGCATACAAGCCAACAACAACACCTTTCGGATCAAGGAAACGCAAGTCGGATTCGTCACCATTGAACACTGGCAAGCCCATATAAGTCTCAGGCATTGGCAGGGTTTTCTTAATACCGAACACGGTAGCAACATTGTAACCTTGTTGGATTGCTTTTACAACATCGGCATCATTGCCATCCGCGGCAGAAAATGTCAAGTGATAATTTTCAATCGCGGTTACTTTGCGTCCAAGCACCTTTGTATAATCATAGAATTGGACTTCGGCAAAGGCAGAGAAAATGTTACGGAACAATTTTTGGTTACGAACAACCTCATACTTTTCAAAAGAAAGGTCGCTGGTGCCGTTCAAACGGAACACAGGAATCAAACCAAGGCGCTTACTTTGCTTGATAGCCAATTCAATATCGGCAACAAGCAAACGCATAAATTCGGTACGGTTCTCAAAAAACAAACGGGTTTTACGCTTACGGGCTTCTTGGATCACGTTAGTGGATTCGCCACGCTTGAACATACCACCGCGACCAGCCGTATTCAGGCAGGCGGCAGTACAACCCGCGGTACGCTTAGGACAGGTTTCGTAACCGCTAACATTAGCCGGTGCAAGGTGCAAGATATAGGTATTGTAACCTTGAGCCATGCCCTTGAGAATTTTGGGGTTTCCGGTCGAAAGCAATTTCATATCAAGTCCTCATCAATCAGTACAGTACCTATTATACAGGTTTTTGCCGTCCTGTCAAGCGCCAGCAAAAGTGTTGTTTTTACGCAACAGTTGCGAACATCC